CCTTAGTATACAGGCGAGACTAACTGACTCTTAAAGTTGCCACCTAGCTAAAAGCCTCGAGACTAATCTCGAGGTAAAATACCAGATGGCTTATTCAAAAGCCGAGAATAGTCTCCTATATGCGCTAACATATGACGTGTGGGTCGCTCACACGATTATACTCATACCTATATTTTCAATAGTTGCATAAATATTAAATGGCATGCTAATGTTTTACATTTCTGTCACATACCTTACGAAAACAGTAAAAAACCGCAAGTTTATTGTGTTGGGTACACAGTAAGTTTTAACTTTTAAAGAAGAACTTACCAAACTCCTTATATATATATATATTATATTTGTACTTATGACAATTCAGTCAAAGTATATTTATAATAAATTGGTACACCAGTAAAAAAGAACAACGAAAAGTCCTCACCAACAGCATCGTGCTGTTGATAAGCAGTGTTAAGTTGTTCTGGATTAGGCACAAAATCTGGTGAATTAACATCAAGTGTTGTAACACGGTGTGAATTACAGTCCAAATCTTGAGCTGAAATAGTCCTAGCCGGAGAAAATCTCTTAGGCAAATAATAAGGAAATTCAACTTCAACGGTATTGTTAATACCTATATTGGTAGCTGTGGAGCCATTACCACTAGATGTAATTAATTTAGCAGTTAAAAACTTCTGAATTAAAACTCTACCGGCTCCTAAAAGTGCTTCCGATGTATTGAAAGCACCATTCCCAGTGCCTATAAAATCCAATCGTGTCACAATGGGTGATTGTGCAGTGTCCGAGCCGTGAAAATAATACTTTTTCCTGTAAGCTCCACGAACTCCTGCATATGATGGTGTAAACCAAGTGCTAAAAGCAGTTGGACCAACAGTTAGTGCAGTAACACCATCTTGCGCAACATCAATACCATCTGGATCATATCCAGTATAATAAGGTGCATTTTTGTTACGCAAACCATTGATACGAACTGTGTTATTCGATGCAAAGGTTGGATACCAGTATCTAGTAAAAGAATATCTCTTACACAATTCCCTAAGGGAACAAGGAGGATCACCAAAATACACTAAATATGTTGCATCCTCTTGATTAGATTTACTGGCAATTGTCATCAACTCACTAGGTGAAGTAGGTTTGTCTGAAGCAGTAGTATCTCCGGTCTCCACATTGGGAGAACCACTCTGAGATTCTAAAACTTCACCTTCCTCGCCTTCTTCAATAGCTAACATTGATGATTGTGGTTCAGGAGGTGCAGGCCACAAATGAAAATTATTAAATGTGGCATTCTTTGGAGCAGCCAACTTAAAATCATCACATGCCGATACAAACACATTAATAGAAATGGGCGCGTCAACACTTGGACACACAAGATCATTAAGAACTGCCAACTCCAAAATTCCATTTCCTTGGAAAACATTAGATTGCAGTCGCGTAACGGCAGAAAAATTACTTCCAGTTGCAAATGGTTCACCACATTTCAACCAAGGCTTTGCTTGACCCCAACCCACTACAATTTCAAAGTCATCAGTTTCCGCAATATCAATTACACGCGAATAATTCGTATTATATTGCACAGATGAAGTAAAACTGTTAGGATCCCACCTAACCAAAATACGGCCCTTATGAAAGTCACTCTTGACTATTTGAAATCTAAATTTCAATGATCCTTGCCAATGCTCAAAAGCTGTTGCCAAATGAGCCAAAGGTGTCATATGAATTTCATCTTGGACATTATCCAATTGCATAGGTAAAACCCTGGTGTTCCAAAGTAAATCATCAGGGCCTGAATTTGGTGTCCACTGAAACTGTGTGAGATAAGATTCTCTCTTGGCATAATCCAAGATACCCATCTCATCAGTTCCATCAAGACCAACTGTACGTGAATCAACTGTAAGTTCTGCTTTACTATCTAAAGTAAGTTTCATTGCAGCATCAGCAGCATCAACATTGGCTAAATTACCTTGACCCAAAGGCTTAAATTGCGCAATGTCAGTTATAACATTTGGTCGTGAATAACCAAATAACTGAGCAACCTTACTTACAGCATTAGCTCCAATCTGTGTTGCAGTCATGTAAGGGCCAATAATGGGTAAATTACTCATAGCCCCTGCTGCTTTAGCAATAGCTGCAGCAGGTTTAGAAATTATACCTTGACCATATTCATCACGTGAATTAATAGTATTAGCCTGATCACGGGCAGAACTCCTCTGGCCACGACGTCCACTCTGAGAAACAAGTGGAGGATCAGAAGCTGTAGGTATGGTTAATACCACATCCTCTGCCCAAATATACGTCGTGATAGTAACGGGATCATCACCTCCATTGGCATGAAGGAGATTTCCAAAAGAAGAGATAACAATATCTCCCATATCGTCCCAATCCGCATCAGGAATACGCAAATAATTCTGTGGCCAGAAAAATGGTAAACAAAGTTCACCACCAGTATTCTTAGTAGGATTCAAAAAGAAATGGGGCTTCTGTGAAGCTTGAATCAAATCTTGTGTAATAAAATTCCTACTAACAGTGACTTGATCACCTTGCGTATATGGATTGTATGATACCAAGGAACGTCCATAATGAAATTTTGTTCCTGAAATCACGATCTTAACATGAAGTTTCATACGAAGCAACTCATAATTCTTGATCTTATCTCTCACGAACGGATTTTCGCAAAAAGATGCCCAAGGATTAAATTTGTAATACAAAGGTTGCCCCACTAACCATGTCTGTGCTGACTGGCGAATAGGTCTTTGAAGAAAATCTCCAAGACTACTATCACTATTGTTAGCTAAATCCATGGTAGGATCGTACATACCTACCTTTTCTGTGGTCCAACCAGCATCCTGGTCAGCAAATGAGGTAATTTGTTCGGTGGTCATGGGAGCCATTTCACTCTCATTAACACCTGGTGGAGGCTGTTCATCACCCCCAACTCCAGACTGAGAAACATAAACAAAATTGTCCGAAGTTGTATCAAAATTGGTATTTTTATTGAGGTTACCATCCTCAAAAATTGTTTCAAAATTAGTAATGTATTTTAAATATATTATGTGCGGTACATCAATCGGCAACATAACAGTGCTATTTTGAAGTTATAAAATAAATGCGGCCTGTCCATCGATAAAATTAAACTTGGTAATTCAGAACCAAATATCGATGCGTATATCCTAACATTCATGGTAAGTTCGGTTTCGGCTTCCCGCCTGCAGCTACTCACCAAGCCGCGATCTCTAATTTAACGTCCTAGTGAATCAGTTAAGACTAAGCCCCCATAATGGGGATAAAGTGTGAAAATGCTGAGTCTCCCAATTAAGACTCCAAAACATCTTCAAACTTTTCTCGGTACCATTGTAAACGTTCATCATACGACATGATGGGTCCAACGTATCCAACAATACCTGTTTCACGGGCCACTTCCTCCAACTGTGACCTGCGAAGTTCGTAAACTTCGCGTCCAAACTCAAAATACTTCAATGCAGTATTTTGAATAGCCTCGGCACTGGATTGCTCCATGGTCAAAACTTTGGACTTCAAATGCGTATGAAGCATCTTGGCAATTGAATCTTCCTCTACTGGTGCACGATAAATCTGCAATTCTGGATCCCACTTAGCAAAATGCTTCAAAAAAGAAGCTTGCTCTAGCTTAATAAAAGGAACCGATTTTGCGCCCTTATCAGCCATAGTGTATTCAACATCTGCTTCAGCCAAAATTGCAGCAATAGCAGTGTGATTGAAAGCACTATATCTGTGGTGAACAGACATGAGATTATCATCTCCATAAGTAGTGGCTGAAACACAATCACTAAAACGTGGAATACGAATCCACCCTTCACGAGTGCCAATGGCCACCCAACAATAACGCAAATACAACGAATTCACCATGCTATTAATGATTACTGTCAATGGATGTCCGGAAGGATTTGATCCCATAAATTGGACCAAAGTACCAAAATATTCATAAGTTGGATAAGTCACCAAAGTGGCTAATCCTCTCATAACGGTCAAATCATCCTTGTCATAATTGCCGCTCTTCTCAGCCAAATCAATTAGCAAGGAAAAAGCAGCAAACATAACCTGTGGACTCATACGAGCATCAAAACTCTTGTAATCACCACCAATCATACGATCCTCTCCAAACTTAGTAACTTCTTTAAACAAAGCAGTCCACTCAGGAGATTGGACAGAAATTCCTACAGAACATTCTGTGGGAAATCTGTTGCGCTGGAAAAAGGCACAATGAGTAAGAAAATACTTACGCATTAATAAAGTAAGATGCAAATTTGCTCCAGCAAATATACGAGCTTTATCTTTATCTATCTTGGTTGGTTCATCTTTGATGGATGCTTTAAAAATAGAAGTAATACATTCTCCTCTACGCAAAATCTCTTCTAAAGCATTCATTTCCTCAATAATGTGCGGATCAAGATCCCTAACACAATCAATGTTATCAACAAAACGATCTGATTTCTGCACAAATTGTGTTTTGGGTCCCGATCCAGGATAACCAACAGATGTAAGGAAATTCATGGCATTGATTCCTGTAACTCCATTCAAACCAGATAAATTGGTGTCAAGATCAAGCTTACCTAATTTAGCTATTTCCGAATCAGGAATCTTTTCCAAGTCAGCTTTGTAATCTAACACAGCCAATTGCAACATACCAGAATCAAATCTAGTAGCAGTACTAGACTTACCTGCTAAATCGCGTTCCTTATGCCTGTCGGCGCCCATATCCTTAGGAGGCCCATGGATTTTCTCAATTCCCATAATTTTCTCTACATTTGAAGAAATGAGCGAAGTGACTACGGAACTCTTAGGGCTAGAACGAGATACAATACTAGGTGAACCAATAATATCAATTTTGGCATTTTCTGGCAAAGCATTGGTAAGGCACTTGGGATGCACTGGGCCAATTGGTCCAAATTGAATCCCCATGCTGCTTGTGTTAATAGGCGCTGCAGAATGGGAAATCAAAGTTCCAGGTAACTCACCTAACTGAGCAATAGCAGTTTGCAACTGCTCACGGGTGACAAAACCACCGGCACCATTGTAACCCCTACCTGCTAAATGATGTCCTGCAATAAATGGATTATTGTTAATATGTCCTATCAACATAGCCATACACAATCCACCAAAAGTTGATATAGGGAAACTATACTTATACCCAGAAAATGAACCACCAGCTGTAGTAAGAACTCTTGAACGAATAGCTGTCATAGAAGAATATGTCACAATTTGTCCATTATCATTAAAAATAGTGAAAACATCAAGTTTCTTATCTTCAAGAATTTCCTTGGGATAATATTCAGTAATATCCTTGTGCAAACCAGCACCAGGACACCACCAAACACATAAATCAGTCCCAGGAATACGTACGACAATGTTGCTATCCAACGGCATATTCTCAAAAGTATGACCACCAACCTTATTCAAGGTAACGAATTCCGTTTTACTTGTAACCATGTGATACGGAATCAACAAAACATTACTCATAAGAGGCACCGCATTACAATATTCACCGCCTTCTTTTGTAAGTAACATAAGTTTTTTCCCAATCATACTGGTAAAATTGTCAACAGAAATGGTTCGAGAATGCTGGCTCATTCCAGCATCTCCAATCTGATACCTTCTTTCACGAGAATATGTATCCCAAAATTCTTTTTCTTGTGCACGCGGATTTTCATCTGGTTGCAAAGTAATTGGTTGAGCTGCTTGAGCTGCAGGAAGTGTCTTCCACTTCCTAGCTAAAGCAACCAAAATCTTCCACAAACCTAATGAAGCCAAGAAATAAACAACTTTCATTTTTGCTGACCAGCTCATATCACGAATATAAGCTGATGGTAAAGGAATCTGAGTAAATTTCTTAATCACAGAACGCCGAACCATATAAAATCTAGCAATAATATAAAACGCATACAACAATGTGAAAAGAAGAACCATCCAAGATCCTCTGACATGTACAACAGAATCATAAGCCAATGTTATCAATATACAAATTAAATAATAACCAATGCTATTTTCCACAATTTGTCTCAATTTATCTCTCATAAGAAATGCAATAAGTGTCGAGCCTATACGTGAGGCTAAAACAGTTTGCAAAAAGGCATTCAACCACGCGAAGAAGCCTACTTCTAAAGCAGATAAATATTCGGTAACTTCCGCCACGCACGGAACACCTAATTGTGAGTCCAAAACATCTGACTCTTCCTCAGAGTCAGATTCTTCCAAAACGCAAGAATCGCACAATGCTACAGGTAATCCACAATCACAAAGTGGAATATCAACCATGCTACGTTGCGATTCAACGAATTTTCTTTGATGGGCAAAGTGTCGTGCTGAACTTTCTTTCAAATAACGCAATAATGTGGCAATGCCAACATCAACCAATGGTTGGCCCTCAAAGTATTTAGGCACGAACTTAATGGTACGAGTTCTACCTGACTTGAATTTATCACCAGCCTTATTGTCTGCATAACGAGACTCTTCAACAGTGAAAAGAAAGCAATCAGGATATTGCTGATCAGCCAAATGACGGATCTTTGAAGGATCCAACATCTCAGTTCCTGTTTTGCAGTATTGAGGCATGACTCTTTGCGTAATAATATCTTCGAAACGGCGAAGAATTGAATTAGGCTCATTAGACAAACGGTTAGCCATCAAATCCTTTACGTTGGTTGTGGCAACAACTGCATACGGCTCAATCATGACATTACCCTTCTTTTCAGCATTGGCATTCAAAGCTGACATAGCTGTATTATTTAAAAACATAATAATAGGAATAGTTGGTGAATGAGGTGTTCTATCCAATGCAGTATTCAAAATGTCATCAAAAATAACAGCTTTGTGACGGGTATCATACTCAGAATGGAATTTATCCTCCATGTTCAATGATACTACAGTACTTGGATCAGCATCAAAACCATTGACCTTAAGGATATAACGGGCAAGCATACCGGCTATGCCAGACTTACCAACACCTGATCCTCCAAATAAAAGAATACCATAAGGCTTAATACGAATTCCATCCTTCTGAGCTAACGTACGAGATGTTTCAATACCTCGCAATACGGCAAGCCTGTTAGAATAATAACCTCTTTCACTAGGCTTGCAAGTGTTTAAAAGTGTTAGCGTAGTTTGAATACACTCAAAAACACGACGGTCAAAAGTCTCATCGTCCATATCGGCCTTTCTACCAAGGTCAATACGAGGCTTCTGACCTAAAATCTCAGTATATTTGTTGTCATAAGTGTTCTTAGCTTCTGATTGGAAGAACAAATCAATGTCTCCGGACTCATAAGCAAGTACTAACTTAGCCCAAACCAAATTGCCAAGACTCACGACTTTTTCAAAAAATTGCACAAGAGTAACTTTCTCACGCAACGGTTCAGAAACAAAAAGTGAATTTCCCTTAAAGGAAAAATCAATCTTCTTCATAAAACCTAATGAAATCATCATACGAAGCACATAGCTAAACTCCGAAAATACTTCACTTTCCTTAAACAATGTCCAATATTTGCCAAAATTAGGCAAATCAAGTTCAGGTAAAGAAATGTGAAATTCCGCAGCTAATTCACGAAATGCTAACCACTGATCACCAAATTTTGAAATAAACCAATCTGGTGCATCTAAAGTGACATCAATTACGTCTTTGATGCCAAATTGTGAAACTAAAGGACGACTATTAATAAGCCGAATTTTCCTTTTCTCTTTCGTTTCTGTTTCACGGTTTTTCTTATCTCGTGCTGCACGATTTTTGCGATCTCTCGCGTTTTTCTCATTTTTCTTGCGTGTTTCATATTTACTCTTTCCATAACCACTTTGACTATCAAAGATATATTCCATAAATGTTAATAATAAATGGAAACTATTTACGGAAAGGAAAAATTTGTAACAAGATCCCCAATGGTAAAACCAAGCAGGGTAAGTCAAAAATAACAAAAAATGAAGACTTCTACTCTTAAATGCGGGCACAATGAACCTACGTGAATAGGCCAAATACGCCGACAAAAGAATAAAGCCTAACATGGCCATTACAATTAAAGGAAGCTCATAATCGTGCATTATATAATGCTGCTGATTTTCACAGCCAGATTCTTCAATTGTGTAATGATAATTAAACTCAACACCATTGCTGGTGGAGAACTCCTGGTCGTTTAAATTTGATTCCTCGAATATAAAAGAATTCATAATTTTAGTGGAGTTAGGGACTAACCACGACGGGCTAAATAAACTAAGACGATATCGTCTCAATCCAATCAATAAAATGACTATTGAAAACCTCAAAAAATATATAGGGACACGGTAAATTTAGGTGACCAAACCTCCTCACTCAGGTTGTCATGAGGTAAACGTGTTTATATAAGTTTATATTGTTCATTTATAGTAAGTACAAGTACGTTAGTCAAATTAAGACCAATGGACCAATTCTTCTTAAATATCTGTTAGATCTACAATCTCTCTTCTACCCTACTGCGGGTGGAGATTGGTTAAAGCGAAATCAGTATATATAAGTGGGATTCCAAAGATTCATAAAACCTTACAAATGTTAATTATCAGTCATTAAATTTCTCTTCATGAAATTCAATAATCTATGCAGACAGATTCAAATACAGCTCATCCTTACGGGCTGCTAAAATCTTCTACAGAAGGGATTGATTTACGACAGAGTTGACTCTCTGGGGTGACGGTACAAATATACAAAACAGTAGCCACAACTGTTTCATTTGTACGATCATCACTTTACGGAATTATTTTCCGGAGTGGTGACTAAATATCATATTAACATACGATCTCATAATCTGTAAAATAAAAATAAATCAATTTTACAGGTCTCTTAATACATTATCAGAAAATGCGATTAGGGGTTCTACCCCTATTCAACACGTCTAAAATGTGTAAATATAAGAGCAGAACAAGATCTGCAGTGAATATGTATGATTGCCGGGTGTCGCGGTAAAACGACACACAATCATATAATGAAGAAGAAC